GGGTGCGTTGCACCAGCGTGTTTCGCACCAATTATTACGTAAGATAAAGATCTTACACCACCTCTACCTGGTTATACCAGGTACTTCCTGTTCACCACTTTTAAAGTTGGGTGCACAGGTGTCCAGTCTGTAGGCCCATATTCGGGATACCCTACAGCCGCTAGGACATCATCCTTATTCGGTCTGTGACCGTACTTAAGGAAGGTATAATAGCGGTACCGCTCGATGGCTTCGTGCCACTGGCGATACTCTTTCTGGATGTCTGGCTCAATTGTAGAGTGGACTTCACAGGAAGGATCTGGCTCGCTATGCCCTTTGGCGTAGGAACCGTATGCCTTCTTAAGATTCGGATAAACACTCCAGATATCGTCGTATGGCGATCCTACGAGTGACTCCGTCACTTTTGGCACTAGTCCACGGATCCAGGTACAAAGGATGCGATTCGCTTCAGGCAACATATATAGTTTATGTTGTAAAGATACTAGCGACGGATAGGCGTTATCTTTTGATAGCGCTTTCCTAGGCCAATACACTGAACTAACATCGCAACCCTTGTAATACTCACCACCACAAGATTCACGAAAGTACTCTTCCCCAAAAAACGACTTCTCGTTATTTGGTAAGAAGCCAAAGCTTCTTAGTAAATCTAAGAGGGTTGGTACCCACTCTGTGGGGCAAATAATGTCATCCCCGTAGACACCACAATAATCAGGGCTCGTCCTGGCACCAACAATTGTTGCTGTCAGTTCGAGTATTCCTGAAAACAGCAGTGTCTCAAGTGGGAAAGTGACTCTATTTCCCATTGTGGAAATCATGTGGTACTGTCGCGTCGTTTCTACCATACCGAATGAAGCATCATACTTCACCTTCGGCCTACCCCAATTATCCTTACGCGGAGTCTCGCTGTAGGATGTCACGGCGATAATATCGTCGTAAACTTGGGACGGTAGTACGTGCGCGCATAATTTCCGAGCAATACTGTCAGATGCGGCGCTTAGGTCAATCGTTGATAAGCTATTGTCTAAAGATCCTTTACGTGCTAGATCCATGTTCATTGTTTGATCATGGATATTCGCATATACAGGTAGACAACTTTCGATTGCTAAGGCAATCGGAGCAGCTGCAACGTTCAACCATTGTGGCTCCATCGCAATATTGCGAACCTTTTTGTAATTCTTCGGTACGGCCTTAACACGATTATAGTGATAAGGTTCAACGGTTCCATTTAGGACATTATCGATAGGTGTACCAAGTGTAGGGCCCAATAACATTGGGTAGACCCGCTCGGCAGCCAAGATCTTGTCGCCTAAATGCTTTGAACCGTCATAATCCGCACCAGTACTAAAGGTCCATTTTTCAGGGTCAGGAGAATAATGCTCTAACATATCTGTTAAGATACGTTGAAGCCATTTTAATAGTGTGCTTCGGTTATCATCCCAAGCACCGACCCTGCTGTTATTTTCCCAGAAATCGCTAATTGTACTTGGCCTTTGCCAAGGTGTGTAGCGTTTACCGAACCTAGTGACGAACAAAAGTGTTCTAATACTAGACGGTACGTCGAAATCTGTGCTATCGTAGCACAGCATAAAGACGTTCCCGGGACGGTCGCCCCCGTACAGAAAATAATCTGCAACGGCACAACCGGCCTCAATAATTTCAACGATACCATGATCGTCGAAGTACCAGCGGCACTGTTTCGCTACGTGCAGTGGATACAAATCTTCTACAATAGCTAGCCACAGCTGTCTCAACAGCTTTTCTTGGAAGTTATCGTTCTTGGCATCTGTGCCACTTTGAGGATTGGGCATTAGCCCTTTTTGCATTTGCTGTGTTTTCATAGGAAAACCTCACTTTCTTGTTAATTAGATTTAACTGTTCTTCGGCCTGATCGCTAAACGCATCATATCATTGATACGTGTCGTCGACTCATCCTTATACAAGCAACCCAAGAGACGAGATAATACCGTCTCCACATGACCGCTTGTTATGGCGGCGTTGCTAGGATGCTTAAAAGTAAGCGTAGCAACAATTGGCAGATCATATAAGGTATCACCGTCATCGGTTTGAACTCGTAAGAGTTCATCAATACGAATACCATACTGCACACCTCCCTCAACAGTTGGAGGATACAGATTAGTATTCTTGGTAGGTATTCTTTTAAGAGTACCACATTGGTAGGTTACTAACTCAGGCTGGTCCATATTAGTAGTTGTATTTGTAATAGTACAACTCTCTGGCTCATCCTCTCGCATTGCATAATCATCAATGTCGATTTCCGTAACAGGAACGCTAGTAGTCCTATTCGTCGTGTTCGTGAAACTAAAGGTAGATTGCATAGTCTACTCCTTTCTAGCGCGTTAGCGCTGCAATATCGAGGAGCCGCTTCGTCCAAGTCAGCGACGAAGACCCATCCTTTGATGGGATAGTATAAGAGTAATCTGGGGTAAATCCAAATCGTTTATACACATTAAACTCCTCACGACCGACAGTTACACTCCCTTTTAAAGAGACTAGACACCGTACGCTATACGGCATTGTCGCGGCCCACTTCATATTTGAAGCCCGCTCCAATGTATCACCAATAGGTAAAAACCAATCGGCAATAAAGCTAAATGGGACCATGTCCCATAAATTGTAAAGGCTCGGATCTAGTCCAGCCGCTTGAAGGGAAGACACAGCTTTGAGAATTCTATTTAGCATATTATTCTCGTAAGGTTGGTAATGAATCTTTATTCTACCACTAACTGTGCCGACGCTAAAGCTACCACGGAGAAAGCCCGTATTTCCTGTACTAAGAGTAGTACAGATTCGAGCCGCCTCCTCTATATCACTCTTCGTAGTGTTATAGACGTATCGGTACTTCAGCCATAAATCACCAATCTCCTTATCGATGGCGTTAGTGAACTTCTTCACCTTCGCCTTTGTTGATAACAAGGAACTCGCGAGGCCTGCTATTTCCCGCAGATTCGCTATATTATTGGCATTAAACTTGAGTTCTGCGACGGTGTTAAAAAACGCATCACTCGCAGCGCCTTTCCAATCGCACTGATCCATAAAGGCAGCGTCGATACCATAGGCTTGTTTCTGATAAATATCAGATGTTACTAGATGATATGAGTCAGTGTCACTATATCCGAACCGGAATCCACCGGTATTCACGGAGTGATAACTCTTTTCTTGGCAAGTATAGCCAAGTTTCACTAGCCAATCCTCAAGTTCATCGGGGCCACCAGGTGGCATATCGTTGATACCATCAATCCGATAATATCGTCGATAAGAGGTCGATGGAGCGTCGAAAATATAAAATTCTCGACTATTCCACCAGTTGAGGAACGTAAAACCATTTCGAACAAAGTCGAAGTCATGGTAATAACGTTCCTTTCCCGGCTTCGCCCTGGCGAAGAAGGTAAATTGACCGAAATCTGCACCATAGACGTCAGTCTTGCGGCTTACGTGTAGACACGTATTGTCAAAACCGTCAAAAGACGATTGCTCGATGTAGCCTTTGCTACTCAAGATGTCTGCATTTATTGGAAACTGAGCTTCCAATTCTGTACCATAAACGTACATTATGCGTGCTTTCACGCTTTCACCTCCTTTGCTGGCAGTGGCCAGCA